AAGGCAACGGATCGCTCTGCGTCCACGACACTTGGCCTTCCAATTCATACGACCCCTCCCAACTCCAGCGTTTGTCGCCCGTGTAGAGCGCAACCGGATTGTCCATGAGGTCGGCGCTGGTGCGCCAGGGCTGCGGGTAGGAACTTCCGTTGGTCGCCTGGACGTTGAGGCCGACGCTCTGGAAGAACCGAAAGATCGAGCGGTGTATGCGCTTCAGCTTGCCCTGCGCGGGACCATCCGCGCCGCCCGCTTCAATGCGCATCGTCTTGCCGGTTGAGTTGTACCCCAGACCGATTTGCGCCTTGGTGACGTTGCGCTGGAGCGTAATCGCGCCACCCGCGCTGACAAGGCAGTTGGGATGAACCGAACCGTCCGCCAAGACGCTGACGGTCTGACCGACCAACCAAGTTAATCCCGTGATGGTGTTCGTCGCCACGCCGGAATAAGCCGCGCCGCAGTCAACAAAATAAGCATCCGGCAACGTGTCGCCGTCTTCCCAGAACTTCTGCATCAGTTCGACTGTCCGCACCGTCGAACCGTTGATGGTCCGACGCACGACCATCCACAAATCATCGCGGTCAATGTTGGTGTTCGGGATGACGCCGATGCTCTCGACCACGGGGGGCTGGGTCTGCGCAACGTCGGAAAAGCCGCCCAACTGATGCCGGTGCCAGCCAACAACGTCCTGGTCTTTGTCGTAGATGATGCCGACCAGAACGCCGTCGTTGGTGACAAGCCACACCGTCGATTGCGGCGCAAGTTGCACCGCCATCTGTTTGATGCCGGATTTTGTCAGGTGTTCGGACACCAACGAGATGTCGGGAGCCTGGAACGTGCCCAGCGTGAACTGGTACGTCATCTCTCGCACCTTGCGTTTGGTGCGCTGGACGAACAGTGTCGATTTGCCGATCCTGACCGGAGGGACGTTGGTGCCGCCGTAGTTCGTGATCTGCTTCGCGTTGACGTTGGTCGGGGTGAGAGCTACCTGCGTCGTTGACGCGGCGACAACCCATTCGGATGACGCCGTGCCCGCCAGAAGACCCCACTCGTCGGAGATCAGCCAGTTGATGGCGTTAACCTTGGACGAGTTGAGCGAGAACGCCAAGGAGTTCGAGTCAACCACCGTGCCGTCTGTTTTCGTCGGCGCGAAGTTCTCGTAGTCGCCGGAATTGGAAGCGTCGATGCGGTTGGGGTCGGTCCACGTCGAGGCATAGGTCAGGCGATCCTGGTTAAACGTCACGGCACCAGGGTAACGCGCCGTGGCCGAAGACCCCTCTGTCCCGTACCAAGACCCCAATCGCCAGACGCTGGACGCCGTGGTCGCGCCGAAATTGTTGTTGACCGTGATGTTGACCACCGTACCGGACGTGTAGGACGTGATCGTGGCGCTGCCCCACGTCGAGGTGTGCTGTATGCGCACCTGCCGCCCCACGTCTTCGGTCGTGAAGATCGACGTGCTGGCTGTCAGCGTGCCGTTGCCGGTCGTGACGCTGGGGGTCAGGGTGGTGGCCCCCAAGCCAAGAATTGTGTTGAACGGACCATACGGACCGTCTTTGGTCGTGATCGCCGTCAACGTCCAGTTAGTCGGGCCAACCCTCGACAGCTTGCGCGGCTTGTAGTTCCGGTGCGCGATGTAGAGAACGTCGGCGCTCTGCGTGAACGACAGATCGGCAAGGTCCGCCGTGGTGTACGGCGTGGCAATTTCGTAGGGGGTAGCGCCAGACAGCAACTGCCCACCAAGCGTGTAGAACCGGACGTAGAGGTTGCCGAACTCAAGAATGTACGCCTGCGTGATCGAGAACTCGAATTGCACCAGACGTACTGCGCCGTCCGATTTGGTGTTGGCGACGTACTTGGTGCCTGGTCTGCGGGTCAGGCCACCCTGCGTAGTCGGGACGTAGTTGAGACACGTTGCGAGCGCGTTGGTGTATTTGCCAACGTCACTGCGGCCATACGTTAGCGGCGACCATTCCCCGGCATTGAAGTTGTTCTGCGTCCATGTAGTACGAGGCATGTCATAACCTCGCTACCAGCCAGGTGTCCTCAACTGCGTCTTCAGGCCCGCTCTCGAATGCGTCCATGCGGCGCGCCATGCGCACCGCCAAGTCGTATTCCTGCATCAAAAGTTGTTTCTTCGTGTTCGACTGCGTAAGGCGCTCGCTGATGTCAACGGCCAGGGCCATAGAGCAGACGTTGTAAAACGAAGCATCCCACTGCGCCGGGTCGATGATGTCGGCCAGATATTTCAGCCTCAACGTGTCGCTGTCGTTGGACAGTATCTTGCGCCCTTCAACCTGCCAATCCAGATCGACGGTCGAAGGGCGCAAAACACGAATGCAGTCGGTCGGCAGCGTAAAAGCGTAGGTGTAGTCAAAATCCGGGGCCGTGCTGTCAGGGGCGAGAACCGCGCGTTTGATAGCGAAGTTCCACCGATGCTTCCTGATCTCGTCGCGGCGGTTTGTCTCGTAGGCAAGGTTACACGCGCGAGCCTCTGGACTGTTATCCAGAAGGCTCATAATCGATGTTGCACCAACGCGCTGTAGCGCCGTGTTGCAAAGATCGACCGCGTTCTGCGCCATCAGCCAAGACCGATGAGGTAGGCGTTGATGGATGTCGCCGTGCCGGTAATCTGCAACCGAACATCACACGCAGGCAAATCAACGCCCGTCTGCGCGATGGGGATGTTGCCTGCGCTGAAAGACAACAGGCTCCCGGTAAAGACCTGGACCTTGGTCCAGGTTCCGCTGGGAGCGCGGTATTCCAGCAAAAACGCCGTTGCGGCCCCCACCGTGCCGTCCACGCTGAACAGGTACTCGCCGCCCTTGACGGCAACGGCGGGGCTTGTGGTCGTGAGTGCGGTGCCAAGAACGTAAACGTTATCGTCCGCGCGCCTGATCGCCATGTTACCAGTTCTTTCCGGCCTTGCCTTCGATGTGGTCCGCCAAAGCACGAACAGCGGTCATAAGCTGCGCGCGGTCGGGGACGTTGGCATTCGTGTTGATGGCAATCTCGACATCGCGCGATGTCGTGGTCGCCTGCTCCAGAATGCCGGTCGCGCCGCCGTTCACACCAGCGCCGATATTGATACCAAAGAAATAGGGCATGTTTCTCTCCTTGAAGGGTTAAGGGGGCAGGATCGCTCCCGCCCCCTCAGTTCCTTAGTTCGGGGCCGAGTAATACAGGTCGATCACCAGGGTGCCAGCGGTCGGGAGCGACGCGGCACCAATCGTGACGAAGACCTGTTCGTCAGCAGCCAGAGCCGGATCGGCAGCGCCAATCGTAGCCGCCGTTCCGAACAGGGTCGGCGTGTCGGCAGCGGTAAACGTCGCAGCCGCGCGGTACTTGGCGGTTGCGCCGGTCGTGCCGATGGCAAGCGTTGCCGAAGCGCCCATCGTGGCCGAAGCCGTGATGACGCCGAAGGCAAACGTTGAACCAGCGGGCAGCGTTCCGATCACGAGCGTGTCGGAAGTTGTCGCCGCCGTGGCCGACAGCGTGAAGGTGCCGCGAAGGCGCTTGACGCGCCCTCCCTGCACCGTTGCACGCGGTTTGTAGCCAGGTTCAGCGGTGGTACGGAGTGAACCGGCTGCGCCGTTCACTCCTGAAAGTTCAGCCGAAATGTATGCGGGCATGTGTCACCTCTTACTTGCAGTTGATGATGAGGCAGCGACGCTCTTCGAGTCGTGCCGAACCAAACGTGCCAGTGACGTAGACCTGCCACGAGTTACGCTTGTCCGGGCGGCGATCAACCGCAGCCTGGATGTCGTTCCAGAGGCCCAGCGCCACGCCACTCTTGGCGAAACACGGGACCATCCAGCGCGAACCCGTCACGTACGAACCATCGGAGTCAGCCGACGTGATCGCCGGGTTGATCGCCGCGTTGTAGTTCGCACCGCCGGGGATACGCTCCGTGACGATGAAGTTGAAGCCCATGAAGGCACTGATCTTGCCGTTCACCAACACCGGCTGGGTGTTGTAGTCGAGCGAGACAGCCTGCGCTTCGTTGAGCAAGTCATCGTGCTGCTTTGCGGAAATGACGCAGTACAGCGGGTCGTTGTCCACGTCCACGTAGGCTTCCAACAGCCTGCGCTTCGCAACGCGAAGTTTGGCGATGTTGAGGCCGGTGGCAGAGGCAGCGCCGATCGTCGCAGCAATGGACTGCGAGTTCGAGTTGAAAGCGTGCAGGGTCGAAGTCGAAACCGTGCCGTTCTCACCCGTGTTGTTGGCGTTGAAGAAGCCGCTGATGATTTCGTCATCGATGGCGCGACCCATCGCCATGACGCCAGCTTGGGTGTACGGACCAGCCGGGTCGATCAACATACGCAGCCTGTCCTGCTGGTCGATCAGATCCGCCCAGTCGTAGTCGTTGGGGTAGATCCAACGCTTGTCCTGCGGGGTGGAGATCAGCGGGGTGTCGCTGTGACGGCTCTGGTTGCGGACAGGCGACACCTGACCGAACTGTTCAGCCATCGAAGCGGCCTTACCCACGAAA